ATAAACCCAGCCGTTGGCACCGCCATCCTGTTTGATATATAATTTTGTATTTAATAACGCCATTATCTTCTCACCTCACCGCATCGTTTAAACCCTGTCAGGGGGATAAGTAATGCCAAAATCGTAAAAAACCATTTATAGCCTGGACATAAAACAAAACCAAGTGGTGCTACTAATATACAGGCCAGTGTACTATAAAATAACCTGTGCGTATCGTAGCGGTCTAAAATAATCAAAATTGTCGGTAATGCTACACAAGTTCTGATTGTCCCGTAAAGCAAAAACAAATCTGTTATCGTAACCTCTGTAGCTATCATAACCAGCGATCCAGCCGTCATCAATGCTATCATCGCCGCCCGGCCGCCATTAATCGAACAACCAAACTCTCTGCAAGCAATACTGGCAATAGCGCATAAATTGGAATCAAGAGTAGATAGCAGAGCCGCTACCACACAAAACGCCAACACAGCATTTAAAGCCCCGCTGCCAAACGCCTGCCCTATACTCCAATTCACATCAGCAGAAATTTGATAAAAACCAATTAAACCAAAAATCAGCGGTATCAACGCAAATAACACAGCACTGCGTAAAAAAGTACTTTTCACTTCACCTTTTTCTATTGAGAAAACCCTTTGCCAAAAAGTCTGATCCGCATATGGAGCCGAAAACAAACCTACCGCTGTCGATACGCCAAATACAGCTGCCAACTCCATGAAACCGCTGTTATGCATCCCCTCTAATCTGATCTGCGGATTAGCATTTACTGTTGGTACTAAAAGAACCACCCCTGCCAAAAGCATAATTACATACTTTACAGCATCGGTCTGTATTGATCCTTTTATCCCGCTGCGTACAACCATTGCCAGTGCAAGCACCGATACCGCCGAAGCAGAAACCCATTTAGGGATTGCAAACCATGCTGAAAATAAAGTATGCAAACCAAGTATCTGCACACAGGTAGAACAGATCAGTACAATGACTGAAACTGTCAAATGCAATCTTTTTTGCCCTTTGCCAACTTCAGCAATCGCATCAACAAGCGTAAACCCATCAATCTTACTGCGCACCATTTCTGCAAAATAAGCAAATAGAATTAAGGTCAAAATATTAGGTATCAGAAACATTAAAAAGCCCCATACACCGTCGAAATACGCTTTATCACTTGCCACAAATATAGCCGGAGCCCAGATCCACGTTGCTGCTACAGATGCGGCATAAAACCACTCATTTGCGTTTTTCCACAGCAAGAAATCTTTCAATATCTACTACCTCCTTCAAGTAGTCTTTCAAATAATAACGTCTGTTAGCATCCTGTTTATCAAGCAACTCTGTATACTTTATACTGGCTTCTGTTTCTGCCAGCAAGTCATAATGGTGATAACCTTCATCATCCAAAATACAAAACGGCGAATACTGAATCCTGGCCACCGCACTACACCACGAATTGACCTTCCCTTTATTTTCAAGATAAGCCTTATCTTTGGTATATTCATAAATCAGCTCTTTTAGCGGCCTTTTGTAATTAGCCACATCCGTAGATTGATTGTGTAAATAAAACTCCTGATAATGTTCAATTGACCATTCTTGAAAATCCATGTCCTCATAAAAATTAATTACATTTTCTTTTTGATAAGAATCAGTCAGCGTCAACTTCAAATCCATGCTTACGTGGCTCCACTTTATAGCAAAATTAAATAGCCACAATGCTTCACAAGTATACTTTATCGGCAGCCCGATCTTATCAGCATAGACACCAAACTTATATAAATTTTCATCAATCTGCTTATCCGAAGCCTCACCTTTTATATCCCTGTCTTTAATCATCTTCTTAAATCCATTTTTCCAATCAATCCGATATAGCTCTGGATATCTTTGGTTGACATTACTGCCAAAAAGCTGGTCCGCACACCATCCAGTAACAAACAATACATCTGGACCCATTGTTTCGTACTGTTTTAAGCTCAATGACCACGAATATTGCAAAGATTTTATTTTAAGCTTTTCTTTCATTAATAAAAAGAAATATGGATATTCTCTAACCGACATATGAGTATGTGCAAGTATCAACTGCTTAGGATCAACTCCGGCCATCAATAGTGCACATACGATTGCCGTACTGTCGACCCCGCCCGACCATAAGACACATATTTTCTTACCACTGGCGCTGACAATAATTTCTCTTGCTCTATTCAGACAAATTTCTCTGAAATCCAGTCCAAATTTTTTACCTGTTGGCAAATCAGTTTTCATGGATTTAAAGTTATAAGGTGAATACTCATTCAAAAAACCGTATCGGTCCGGCTCAGACCACTGCCAAAATATTCTTCCTATCGTCGAAAGCGGATCATCATAACCAAATGCAGGAGCATATTTACAGGCATACAAATTCTTCACCATTTCACAGCCTCAACTTCTTCAATAGTAGTGCAGCTCTCAATATCTATCTTCAATGTTTCATACCAAGCATATGCTTCCATTTGACTGAACCTTACCTCGTTATAAACTTTTTGCATCTCCATATAACTTAATTCAACAATTCCTTTAATATCGTTCTCCAGCCAAACCTTATAAGTAACACTCCCAGATTGAGCAACCAATAAAGGTGTAAAAGCTGCCATAAAATTTGTTATATCTTCTGGCTCACAATCAAAACCGTATACGATAGCATCCTCCGAAACGCTGCCATCAGCCGCTAAAACCTGAGGCGTTACCTCAACAAAACGCCTCGCATCTCTGCGTTTTGCAAACGCTTTGCCCAATTGCAATTTTTTTATATCCTTTGCTTCATCAACAGAACTCGGTACTATTGGTTCAATCGGTTTCAGCGGATCTACAAAAACTATCCCGCCACCGTCCACAAACTGAGCAATATATCCTACCTCGCACTCCATGCCCGTAACATCAGTCCAGTATGTAGACGGATCAAAGATCAATGCCAACTGTGCCTTACTTTCTGCGTCCTGTATATCAATAACCTTGCCATATATTAACTGTGCAAACCTCATCAAATATCGCCTCCATACTCTATATATACCCAGCCGTTGGCCCCGCTTCCCGCTGTTCCGCTCCAACCAGTTCTACTACCGCCAATGCCTCCCGCACCATATGAAGCGCCGTCTGCACCATCACTACCGCCTTCCCAGCCCTCACTTCCCGAGTAAGGAGTAGTGGCTCTATATCCTCCGCCTCCACCTCTGGCAGAAATACTGCCAACTGCAGAATTACCACCTGATGCGCCACTAGTCTGATTGTTACTATATTTAACGCCAACACCACCGGCGCCGCCTGCTCCAACAATAACCTGGACTGTTACGCCACTTATAACAGCAATATTTTGAGTTACTAACCCACCACGACCACCATTGCCACCATATAAATATGGTCCATGGCTCATATGATTACCACCACCACCACCTCCTCCTGCTGCAGCTACAGTAACACGTGCTGTTGTCACACCAGCCGGCCACGTAATGGTATATGTTCCCGGCGTTGTATAAGTCAGTTTCGTATATAAGGGCTTACCTGTAGACAATATAGCCTTAGTCGTTGTGGTTCCAGTCTTTGCAATCTCACCTTTAGTCGCTCGGCTGTCTAAAGTATCACCGACGGGAACATAACAGGTAATACCGTCAATTTTGTTTTCAATATATTCGGGCCCAGCTTCTGCCGTAGTAGAATAAGCCTTTGCAGTCTGATCTGTTCCGCTTTTCTTAAAATGTAGTTTCTTTACCAGTTCTGCCATACTATCACCCGATCCAGAACTCAGAACCATCCGGTAACACTAAATGGCCTGCTGTGTTATATTTAGGTATCTTGTTGGCAGCGTTGCCAACTTCGCTATTAGGTACATAATCCATTTCAGGCAGCTGCTCTGTTGGTACTTTGCCATCTATAATGTCCGCTTTGTTTTGTAATGTTTCCCGCATTATTTCTGGAACCTGTGCCGCAACAGCCTCTTTAGTCTTTGAAGGCGTCATTGCTTTAGTATCAGATTCACCAGCAATGGCTTCCTCTGTTGATGCTATACCAGTAATACCGGCTAACCCTTCTAAGCTATCAGCGATATCCTGCGCTCTATCAGCCTGTTCCGTAGCTGTAGTAGCTGATTCAACTGCACTACTGGCATTTGTGGCTGCATTCTTAGCACTACTAACAGCTGTATTTGCAGCTTCCACTGCTGTATTTGCACTTAATGCTGCTGCTTTTACTTTTCCATCAAGAAATTCTGATGCTTTTTTTACGGTATCCACTGCAGCAGTTTCCGCGGCAGCTACAGCAGTATTCTTTGCTTCAATGGTCTCATTTTTAATCTGAGTTGTTTCCGTAATAGTGTTCTCTTTAACCTGCTCTGTCTGTTTTAAAATCTCCTTAGCTAAAGGCAATACTTTGGCAGGATCTTCTGTCAACTCTAATCCATCGCCGGCATCATTTATCCTGATACCTTTTCCAGCTTTAACAGGGAAATTAGTATTAAAATTAACTACATCAACACTGGCTGACAATGTGCGGTTCAAATTCTCGCTCAACTGCTGCATCATAAAAGTAATATCATCTAAAGCTGACTCAATATTCTCTGCAAAAAACGGTCCTTGATTTACCAGGTTCAGTAGCTGATATAATGGAAGCTTCCTGTAAATAGTAATTTTGCAGTCTGCAGGTAACTGTTCCCCCGACTTAGGATACGTAACCACCTTCGTTTCAAGATTGACAATAAAATTATCTGTTTCCCTTGTTACGCCAGTAGCGTCAGTAATATATACAATCACATACTCTGGATGCTCATCACCGATTTGAAATGTTATAGGAAACTCTGTTGTCACGCCATTTCCCATATAAATATTTTTCACTATGGTATTTTCTACCGCCATAACTTATCACCCCTTTCAAACCTTCACTGTCGCCGGCGCATCCTTTTTACTCTCTTCCTGCATATTGGCCGCACTAAGCAATTCAGCCATACTACCTGTAATCTTAAGCAGCTCCTCTGTCTGTATCTCTTCATCCAAAGATCTGCACTGTAATATCTCCAACTGCTTTATTACAATCTCATTTACCTCTTTCATATTCCGCTCCTTCCAAAACAAAAAGCACCTAAGCGCCGGAGCGCCTAAGTGCTTTAAACTACTTATAAAATTTTACACTGATATTGTATCACATAAATCCAGGGTATTTGTACACTACAAAATATTTTTTATCATCTGGCTTTTAGCCTAAGTCCTGGTATGTTATAATACTACCTAGATAGTTTGACGGTGTCGGTCTCTCTTACTCTACCCGTAGAGGGGAGAGGATACTATGACTGTTTACGAATCGCTGTCACTTATGGTAGCATTTGCAACGCTCATCGTTATCATTATTTCTTTACGTAAGTAAATGAAATAAGGCCACTCGTGGCGAGCAGCCTTTCTTTCAACTCAAAATTCTAGGAGAGAGCTGACGTCATCACCCGTCGAACTATCTCTTTTGTTCATTATAACCTAAGGGCCCCCCTTGCGTCAACAATTTCAAAATATAACAGCTGGTTTATCTAAAAATTGATAAACCAGCTGTTTTTTATTTTCCCTACCGTTCCTTTTTCGGCCGACGTCTGTAAACGTCACCAAACTCTGCATCCATATCATTAAACAAAATATCATAAGCGTTAAAAAACCACTTATTAAGTTGCTGAGGTACGCCGATAACCGTACCAGCCAAACCTGTCGCTGGTTCAATCAAATCACTCAGCGGATCATCATCTGCGATGATCTTATGCAGCTTCTTGCCCATTCGCAAACTGCTGTCTATAGTAGACTGTATGGCGCTCATCCTATAGCCGTAACTCTTCATGCCCAGCATCTGATCCAGCAGTGCATTGCCGGCCTGACCTATAGGCCCCATCAAACTCAACGGATAATGTGTAAGTTCTTTACTGATCTGCAGCCATTCGTCCTCATCTTCCTCAAACGGATCTTCAAACGCCAGAGCCAGGTTCACCAAGCAGAACACCGTATACTTTGCCGCCACAAAAGCCGTCATATTCAGCGCAGCTTTACCTTTATGTCCCTCGTTCCATAACCGCATATCAATATTAGCTTCCCGCACCCATTGATTAAACTGCGTATTAAAAAAGCCTTGGAAGGTAGTAAACAGCTTGAATAGTTTACCGCCACGCTGCAAACTCGATACGTCAGTGATCCTGCTGCTTCCTAATGTTCTTCTGATAACCAGATCCGCAAAATCAACTGCCTCACGCTCACCGGCGCCACTGTTGATCTTCTTCATATACGCCTGCAGCCATATCGGTTTCGCTGTCAGATTGTCCGTGTACACCAGCATCTTTGTACCCCACTTTACAGTCTGACGCTCCAATTTATTCATCTTTCCCTCTGCGTACAGATCACGCAAAGTAATATCCGGCAGTACCGACCGCTCACGCATGAACACTGATTTTTCCATGATCAGCTCATCCATGCTTTTATAATTGCCGGCACTCTGCAAATTCATATGCCAGTTACCCATTGCTGTCAAAACATCGCTGTAACCAAATCCCTCAACCACACGGCCATACAAAAAGATATTACCAAAATTCTGTACCGCAGTTTTCATGTTCAGCATGATAGCAGCATTTACAGTTTTCCTGCGTAACCAACTGGCTGTCTGGCTCAGCGCTGTTTCAGCCAAATCGGCCGACGCTGTACCGTTTGGCTGCGCAGCCTTCTCCAGCATTTCCCTAAACGCCTGCAGCTGTGCAATCCCCAGTTTTTCTTTCATCAGCCCATACATATGCTCATCATTAAACAATTTACGAAAATCACTCATCGTCTCACGCCAGCACAAATCATGGATAGCATTATCCATAACCTTAAACTCTGCACCACGCGTAAGATCAACAGGATACAGGGCTTCCACACGCTCCTTCAAATTCCCGTTGCTGGTGCTCAGTGTCCTAATGTTTCTTCCCTGCTGTGAATCTGTATCAGCTATTGGAACCTGACCTTGCGGCGAGCTGCCCATTTGCCTGTCGCGTATCAACGGAAAATAACCGCCACGAAAAACAACCTTTTCACCATCGGCCAGCATCATCTCTACAGGCAGTGCCTCAACTTTACGCGGGGCAAAACCTTTCGTCCGCCGGTCCAGCGCCGACATCTCTTCCCAGTACATCCCAGCAATATCTACTTTTTTCTGCGCATACCTGATATCCTCTTTTGTCAGTACCTTACCCAAAAATTCCAACAAATTAGATTTCGTTTGCTCTATTGCCTCTTCTCGCGTTACGCCATAGCCTGGATTTACCCACAACTCCGAATCAGCCGCAATACCTGCCGGTACTGTCGTACACAGTACTCTGGCATTACCTTCATTACCTAAATTCATCAACAGCTTAGTCAAAGTATGCTTATCAGCACTGGCCCCCAATTCTTTATAATACTCTTTATGATCGGCTGCTTCTTCAGCAGCCTTATCTGGCAGCCATTCACGATACGCAGCCGCTGTCCTCTCTTCAAATTTAATCTTATGTATCGCTTCGCTGTCATTACTGTTTTTTATTGCACTACCCATAGTTTTACTAAAAAAGCCATAACTGGCGTTATCCATATCCTCGAACAAATTATCCGTATTTTTCATTGATGACAAAAACGTTTCCCAATACCCGGCCGTCTGTCGTTCACCTAAAATCGGTTTATATTTAGTTTTCAACTTCCGCAGATTGTCCGCAGCCTCAGCCTGGTAACCAGCATAGTCCATCGCCCCACCCAACAGATTATCGCCTTTGTTGGCCTTCGCAATAGCCTTGATATTCTTCAAAGCATTTACCACATCCTCAAATTGACCAAACGTCATCTGCAACGGATTTCTCAAGCTGTTTTCCTCATTCAAGACCCAACTGGCAATATCCACATTATCATACAGATCCTGCATCTTGGCAGCGTAATCAGCCAGCGATGCTAACCGCATGTCAGGATCATAGTCCCTGCGTCTGAAACCCATCCGCTGCATAATAGCAGCCGCCTGCGAAAAATGTTCATCATTTAACCATGTCTCCCGCTTAGCACTGAACTGCCTGTTGATATAACGCTTATACTTATTAACTGTATCCTTCATCAGCAAACTTTCACGGGCCATAGCATGATTTAAAGCCTGTTTATTCTTGTAACGCAGTGCCGCCGCATAATCCTCCTTAGCCAAAGCCGTGGCTGCCTGCGCTGCCGCTTTACGTTCAGCAGCAATAAACCGGTCTGTCCTGATAGCATCACGCACGCTCATTTGCGTCAATTCTTTTTTCGCTGCCAGCTTCGCCTGCTGCCGCCGCGCCTGAGCCAAACGTTCCCGTGCTTCAATGCTGCGTTCCTGCACCAGTGTCACAGCAGCTTTATCCTCAATCAGCTGCTGCTCCAATCCTATCACCAACCCTGTATCATCATTATAAAACGCTTCCCTGGCTGCCTGTTCTGCCAGTGCCCGCTCTTTGTAAATATCCGGAAAAGCCTCCTGAACCATCACATCAGCTTTCAGCGTAATAGCACGCTCCAAAGTCGGTTCACGCATAATCTCCTGTGCCAACTCGCTGCCGCTGCTGTAATTATATCGTTCAGCCAACAAATCAAACGTAATCCGATCTTCCTTATTCAGCCCACGATATCTGTATTTACCAACATCGTCCTTTTGCTCCAACAGCTCCTGTTCACGTTGCATCAGTTCATCCATCTCAGCTTTGGCATCTTTAAAATGATCTGCAGCTTCCACGCTGTCATTTTCCCAGCCTGGCAGTACATCACTGCGCTCACCGGTATAAATATCATACGCCAGCTGCCGCAGGTCCTGTTTCGTCAGCATCCGGCCATGCTGCTTATACCACAGGCTATACCAGTAATCATTATTACTGTGCCTTACATATTTACCGGTTTCAGGATCACGAACAAATGCCACGCCCTGATTCATACCAGACTGCAGCTGTTCTATTATCGGCAGCAGCCTGTCGCTGATATCGCCCTGCACAGCGTCAAGTTCCTCCCGCCAGTTTGCGTACTCCCTGCCGTCCTCATTCAGGTACCGGCGCGCCACAGTCTTGGCTTTTTGGTGCGTATCCATAGTATATGCTTCAACATCAGCACAGGCACTGTACAACGGACTTTTACTAAGCTCATCCCGTATCTGCGGTAAAATATCAGCACGAAAGGCATCTATCCGCTCCTTGCGATCCTCACTGAAATTAGCCAGGCTCTGTTTCGTCAAAAGCTCAATAGCTTTATCTTCTGCTTTCAGCATATAATCAGCGATCCGTTTTTTACTGCTTTCCGACAAGCTATCAGTAATCACCTTCGGTAATTTAGAAAAATACCCGTTGATACGTTCCATTTCCCTGATATCTTCCTCACTGGCCAGCATCCGGTCAAAAACCTGCCGCACATCATCATTAAGCGGCACAGCATTCGTGTTCCGTTTATATTTCTCATAGATAGCTTTCAGCCAGTCAGCAAACTTTTTAAACACACTCTGCAGCTCCCTGCTCGGCGCTCTGCCCTCCATGATATAAGTTTCAAAACCCTCTGCCCAGCGTTCATGCGCCGCTCTACGGCCCTCCATATCCATACTCAGCCACTCTTCATTAGTGAGCTCTGCATATTTCAGCATAGTCTGCCAATCTTTACTTTGCTGCTCCGTAGCTCGCCCCTCGTTCACATCACGTGCTAAATTCTCCACAAAAAAATGTCCGCTCTCGTGGATCACCGTAGATGCATCCGCTTCACTGAACAAATTGATAATTGCCTTACCGGCCTCATCCCAACCAATACCGCCCTTATTCTCGCCAGCAGCATCATCCTGATTATACTTATTGATAACCTTTATCGCTTCGTCATCAAACACTACAAAACAGCGGCCGTCAAGATCACCATCGTAAGTAATCCCCTTAATGCCTGCTTCATTTAAAGCTTCGGATGCGTCCCGCCCGCTGCCGAATACCTCTGATATAGCTGCGTATAAATCACCGCCAGTAACATTGCCTTCAAAAAGCCCCGCGCCTCTTGACTTTTCAATCTTTTCAAGCTCTTTATTGTAGGCTACCTCAATGCTTTGCTTCTCTGTCGTAAGCACTTCCTGTAACGCGGTTTGCTCCGCTTTAAGCGGTTCAACAATACTGTCATAATATTGTTGGTCTGTTTTTAAACGGTCAATATCATAACCGGCATCTTTTAAATTAGAAAGCGAAAACTCTCTTATTTTTGCTGCATACTTTGGTTCTCCCTCCTGTGGCTCAAGACGATCCAGTCTCGATAATGTTAAGTCTACCTCCCTTTTTCTTGCCGCGTTTTTTTCGTACTCCTCACTCATACTCCCCTTCTTTAAGCTCTGTTTTAAATTTTCTTTCAAAATCCGTTTTTGCTCATTGTTCAGCTCTGCATAAAACTTTTTCAGCAGGCGCTTAACATTTTTATCCTGCTTAGCAAGTGCCTTTTGCTCATCCAGTAACAAATTATTCTCCGGAATATCTACTTCAAAAAGCGATCCTTTTATCCTTACCCGCGGTTTGATTTCTCTTTTGAACCACTTCACTGCCGCTTCCGGATAATTTTCAACAGTGATACCAGCAGTCGTTCCACTACTTTCTACGTCCTCCAAAATCGTAACTTTATCGTAGTATTCCTGTGCTTTAACCGGGTCTTTTGTATAATTTGCTGTATCAGCAAGTCTGTAAGCCAACTCCAATATTGGCTCTCCGCCAACTGTTACCGAATTATCCGCTGCTTTGCCAATAAACCGATAATTATTACTTGCTATTTTTTTGTCTTTCGCAAAATACAATCCCCAACCGTGGGCCTGTGCCCCTTCGCCTGTACCTATCGCACCCAGATCGAAATTCTTAAATTTATGCGGCGATCCATGAAACGCAGTCTGCTTATAAATATTTGGATTATTAACATCAAAAGTCCCCTGATTATTAACAGACTTAATTTGTGAAGGTTCAAAAGCCACATATTCAGTCCACTGATCACCTAATTTTACAATTATTCCATCATGCCCTTTTTCCTTAATGTGTGACGTTATTTGATCTAATTGTGACTGACTAAACCGCACCACCTTATTATTTTCATCAAAATTAAAGTTTCCTTCCCACACGTCAAGATAATCAGCTATTTCTTCAACTGTCTTATAGTCATTAACTATAAATGGATTTTCCATTTTCAAATAAACAGGCATTTTTACTATTCCATATGGAGTATCACTAGAACTTCCAAAATAAAATCCCCTGCCCCAGATACCGTCATCTGTAGCAAATCCAATTTTATTTTTATCAAAAGTATTAAATTCAGCATTAGTCCCATGATAAACTACTAAAGGTTTACCATTTTCATCAACGACTTTACTTTTACCAAACCATCTTTGAAATGCTTCCGTTTTCAGCTTATCTTTAGTCTGGTTAAATTTATCTTCTTTGACAATGCCCAACTTATCCTTTATAATATCAATTAAAGAGAGACTGCCCAGAAGACGGTTTTGTTGTCCTTCGGACTCAATTCCCAGGGTCTGGGAGCTCTTTTTATTTTTTATCCAGTTATCTATAGCTGCATCATTATTAAAAACAGCTGTAACCAATAAAACTTTACCATTCGGTAAAACTTCCATAGACACACCTGCTTTTCCAAGAGGTGTGTCTATTTTTATTTGCACAGGTTTCCCACCGTTTCTACCTTTTACATTGTCCAAATATGCATATTCTGCGTTCTCAATATTTTCAACAACGGCTTGCCACTGCTGCACATTCAAAGGATGATTACCATTTTGCACGTGCAAATAATTGCTACCGGGAATGATAAATTCTCCACCTTTAGAAGATTTTACCCAATTTCCTATTTTGCTTGCCTGTGCAGTAGGCTTTCCCTCTAGCTCAGCAGCAAAATCTTCCATACTATCAAACGACTGTCTTTTCATGGCCGCCTGTGAATACTCTAAATTCCCAAACGTTTGGGAATTTGCAGCATCACCATCCCGCCGAAACTCAACCGGATGATCTCTAAAATACTGCGCCGGCTCATAAGGATTCGCCGCCACAGCTGCCGCCCTGTACATGTCCATCATCGCCGTCGCCGTCTGCTTATTCGCACCAGCATCACGCATACTGTTAAATATAGTATCCAACTGCTCCTGCAGCTCCGTATCACGTACTTTAATCTGTTCCGTTTCCTGCTGCAGCATCCGCTGATACTTTTCCTTATTTACGCTGTAACCGCCATCACTGAAAGTAATCTCATCACGCACCGCATCTAAAAAGCCAGGCATCTTTAACTCTGTAGCCTCAAAATTCCCCTGCAGCACATCAACGCTCAACCCGTCCTCGGCAGCTTTTTCAATCTCCTGCAGCTCGATCCCTAAAGCCTTTGCCACTTCTTCCGGATTCTTTGTCTGGGCATACTGCAGCAATGTTTCACCATCAACTGCAATAGTGCTGCCCTGCAAATTAGTATTTACTGTACCAGCAAGAAAATCAGCATTGATGCCGCTTTTGCGCTCTGCATCTATACGTCCCTGCAGTGCCTCAACCTGGGCATTGTGTGCATGACGTTCAAGTGCCACATTGATACTGCTGCCTCCACTGCCTAGAAGCGCACCAATAGCACCAGAATATGCAGCCTCCTTCGTAATATCCACAAACTGCCTGTCGAACTCTGCCGCCATCTGACGTACGTCTTTACCCTTGTTCATGGCATAGATATTCGCCATCTCTTCCGGATATTGCTGCAAAAACTCCGTAGTCCCCTCTGTCAGCGCACTTTCAAGCACCTGCACAACTTTCTTTTTCAAAGAACTGCCAGCAGGAAGCGCCTTCATCATTTTGCCCAATGACAACTGTTCCATTGGCGCCTGCAGGGCAGCGTTACCTAAACTGGCTATCGCTGCCCTTGGCACTTCAACGCCTGCATTACGTAAATCAAGATACTGATTCCCAGCGATCTGTGTGCCCATAATAGCCAAACCACCCGCGCCGCCTGTCAATGCTGTCGCCCCAACCTGCCCCAATAGTTGGCCTGCCCCCTCGGTCAAATCAAGTCCAAACTGTCCCAGTGTGCTATTAGCTCTTATATCATAGCGCTGCAGGGCTGAAGATTTTTCCAGATTATCTAAAATAGCCATGCCCTCTTCCATAGGCTGATAATTCGGGTCCTTCTCCCTGCGCGAATACACGTTGTAATCCCTGGCCATTTTCAATGCGCCAGTAATACCTCTTGCCCCCTGCACAACAATACCATTATAAAAAGCCTTAGCAGCTTTCCATTCCTCATCATGGGCCGACTGTTTATTTAAAAATCCCAACGTCTCTGCCGGATCTGCACCGCTGGAACTGCCATAGTTTGGACTTGTCCCATAAGGACTGATCCCGACGCTTGCTTCCATAACTTTCTGCCGTAACTCTTCAAAACGTTTATCATCCATCTTTATTTCCTCCTTCAATAACTTGTAAGCGCTGCCAGATAAGCGCCATCTACCGTACCGCCGATTCTTCCATCTGAATAGGTGATCTCATACATATCATCAGAAACTTTTTCAACAGACTTAATACCAGCCCGTGCCAGCTGTGCTGTACTCAAATTCAACTCCTTGCGGCTGTCCCAAATCACACCGTAATCCGTTACATAACTGCCGTAGTGCTCTACCGTCAACGCTTTGCGGCAATAGTCTATGACCTCATAATCAGAAGGCTGCACATGATTTTTTGCCACATAATCTTTAATAAATATCTTGCCAGCAGCCTGAGCACCATTCCACTGCGCTTCTTCCGCTCCGCCTTTTAGCCTGCTGCCCTCCATAACCTCTTTTTTTATATCGCTCCACTTATAAGCAAATTCCCCTTTTCCTGCATCCCAATCGTCATACATTTCAGCTAATGCATTATAATCTGCTTTTGACGCTCCCATACGTGCAGCCATTTCCATAAAATCCAGCTTATTTTTGAACTGTCCTGTCCCCAACGCATTTTTCATCCCATTCTTAATACCATAGTCTAACCCACCACTGCTGCCTCCACTGCCAGGCGCTTTATCTATTTTATAAACAAGGTTTACTGCATTCTTTACATCTTTATACAAATCTAAATCATTGCCGGCCCATTGCTCAGCGTCTTTCATCGCCTGCTCCCACGGCACGCCCTGCTCTTTCCATGCAAAAAGGTTTTTACTCCAATCATTAAACAAGGCATCATCGGCCATCCTCCTGTCGCGTTCCCTGCTGGCAGCATAAGTCCTGTAAGCATCCAGCTGCTGCTTCTGCTCCGTTGGGCTCAGTTCCCTATCTCCGATATGACTAAATCCCACAACATTGTATGTATCAATGTCGATTGCCGCTACACCACTTGATCCGCTTTGGATCACCTTGCCTGTGTTCGCATCATACACGCCAACGTGCGTAATACCCTTGTACGCCTTATCAGTACTATTCACAGAGTTTGGATCGTCACTGACCGCATACTGCTGCGACGTACCACTCCAATACACAAGATCCCCATCACGAAGCTGCTTGCGGTCGCTGAACGTCAGCCCCAACTCCTCTGCATTACGGTAAGTCCCATCAGAAAGCGTACTTTTCAGCCTCTCATCGCCGCCGGCTGCAGTAATACATGCACTGGTAAAAATCGCACACGTATTATCTCCCCACTGCTCGCCCTCTTTACTGCGTGCAAAAGTAATACCGGCAGCAGTATCTGCCATACCAGTATTACTTTTGATAAAATTCAGCGCACCTTCAATATCATTACCATACTGTTTATATACATCATCAAATGCCAAAATCTGGCTATCACTCTTTTTCCGTTCCTGGATCACCTTATCAAACTGCATCTTCGCTGCCGGGTCAAGATAATCTCCGTAACCCTGCAGCAGCTGTCCTGCCCTGTCATAATTATTGGCGGTCAGGCTGGCCTGCACAGCCGTAGCCACTGATGCGCTGCGCCAACGGTCCTGCATCTGCTTTACTTTTTCCGGTCCATAATTCATATAGCGATAAGCCGTCATAGCTTCGCCGCGCCTAATATTCTCTTCCACCTGTTCCGGACTCATATATTCATCCGCAATGTTTTTCAGCCCCAGCTTATACTGATTGCCAAGCTGCGTATCCTGGTATTTTTCCATTTCGTTGTACTGGTACCGTTCCATAAAATCCTTGCGGCTAGTCCAATCTTTTTCCACCGTTGCCATCAAAGCCCTATTACCAATTCCGCTACGCAGCGACGCCGGTCCATTTTTTACCACATCGTCTATAATTTTACGCCGTTCTTCCTCATAAACAGTCATATTGTTCAGGGCATTCTGTTCTTTGTTCTGCAATAGCTTATTCCGCACTTCATTCATACGCATATTGATATCGTTATTAGCCTTCATCACATCGGCCACCGCCATCTGTTCATACAGCTTATTGCCGCCCTCCACTACTGTTTTTGCGATACCGGCATCCTGTCTGGCAACCGCCATTGTACCGCTGCTGTCCGGTCTGAAATTAGCCTGATTATTTACAGGTGCCCCCAACTGCGCTGAAGATTCAAAAATATTGATCACTGCCATATCATCACCTCCACTTGTAACCGGTACCGGTACCGTAAACCTGCTGATAGTTTTTCTGCGGTCCTACATAGCCAATATAATTATTGTTTCCCCAACTGTAACTTCCATCAGCGCCCTTACCATATGACTGTGCCGCATTGCCTGACGTACTAGCCTGCGCACCACTGCTCTTTGAATTGTACAGATTACCAGCAAGTGAAAGACCACTCATCAGCATACTGTTCATCATCGCCCTTTTGCCAGCCTTCCTGTAATCGTTCGCATTCTGCTTATAAACATCGCCCTGATTCACATTATCTGTACTCGACTGAAAATAATTATCCACCTTCTGCCGACCGTTATAACGTTCTATCGCCAGCTCCATCTCTTGGTTATATGCACTGTCACTCATAGCATTTAAAGCGCTGCCAGACAAAGCCACTCCAGCCGCACCAATAGCAGCACGTTGCTGACCTTGTAATTGTGCCAGCCTGCGGCGTTTATTTTCCTCATTAACCGCATTATTCTGCGACTGTTCCTCTCCCTGGGCCTGCAGCTTCTCTGCATTATTATAAGCAATCTGCGCATTAGCCTCTGCCTGCTTTGCCGCCGCATTATATTGCCGCTGCTCCGCACGCCCCATCAGCCAACCACCTGCCAATGTCGAAATAATCGTTGCCGTAACTCCCACCTTTATCACTCCTTTAAACTTCATGCTAAATTTTCCATTCTTTTACCGAGTAAACGCCGCTTTTTTATTCACATAGCTTAACGAACAAATTCAAAATAATAATGTGGCACACCATAAACCCCATGAGGAATCGGCCCTTCCATTTTTGCACCCAGCCAGCGCAGCCATTTCAAAATATTCTCATTACCTGCATCACACCAGTTATACAACTTGCTGTAACGCTGCAAAATCATCTGCAGTACGCGTTTAGTATGCCTCCCGACAAATACCTTATGCTGCTCAGTTTCCGCCGTCATAAGCAGCCAGATAAGCCCGTCATCACTCAATACTGATGCCTTTTGAACTCCATAGATAGCAGCTGCTTTGCCATTTATACGCAAGCACCCAACTTCATCGCTTCCTGCTAATCCATGCAAAATATCAGTCAAAGCATTATCACCGATAGAACAAATTATCTCCTGCCTGTTATCATCTCTCAAATTAGCTGCAATATACTTTGCGTCTGCTTTTGTCGGTTTCACAAATTCATACACCTTAACCACCTGCCTCTATCTCCGGTACCATCGCCAACACTGTCAGCGGCAGCGGCAACGGCTGTTTTATAATTACCTGCTGCGTTTCGCTCCATGTCGCTGCTGGCACTGTAATTTTAAATTTTCCAGTCTGAAGCTTTATTGGCTCACCATAATTTTCTGTGCTGCGCCACTTGATCTCATCCAGTTTCTTCTCATTGATACCATACAAACCTCCACGGCTGTCTTTCAGCATAATATTTATAGTTGCTATACGTTTTTTTCGGCTCAGGTATGTCCCGTCCTGACCCTGGAACTCAATCGGCAGCGACCGTAGCACCGCATCAATAGGCAACCCTACCTGTACCTTACTGTAAGCATTACCAAGTACAACCTTGCCATCAGTTACCATCTGCTCCGGCAGTACATTTCCATTTGCTAAAATAGCAACATTATAGCCCTCCAAATGCTCTAACCCGCTGATTTCTGTTACTGGTTCACCACTATAAGAAACGCCACTGTCAACATAAAACTGATCTTCTACATCAGTGCTCGCATCGCGGCTTGCCAGTATCTCCACATAATAACGGCCACCGCGTTCAATAACTGCATACAGTTGGTCCTCCGTTCTGCCACCAATACTGCATACACTTACAAACCTTCCGTCTACCGTCTGATGCTGGTGCCATGCATAAACATCCTGCTCTTTAATATAGGTAAGGCCCAACAGCAAACCATCATCGCGTACACACCATATAATACTGTTCGGGATCTGCTGATAAGTCATAGATATTATTTTGTGTCCGTCAAACAAATGCGAAGCCAGTAAATTTAAGTCATCGCCAGTGTATTTATCAACATCATAGCTATATGCCAGGTCACGTATGATATTACCCTGCTGCTGCACATAGACGATTCGGCTGCCGACAGTAACCGGATTGACATCAGACACACCTCTATACTCCTGAGGCTGACTTAAAACATTACTGCCAGTGATAGGCTTGCCGCCGCCACTAACCTTATATTCACCGCCAGCTGTCAAAAGTATCATCTCGCCAAAAGCAATAATCGCTTTAATACCATTCATCTGGCCGCCGTTAAGCGTTGCTGTAATAGCATCATCATCAGCAGATGGAATACTAACGCCAAAGTTATAATAATCTCCAGTCTTACTTGTCCAAAAAGTTTGCGGCAACCCCTTACTACCAGCCATAACCAGATGATCTTCATAAAAACCTGCTGCACACGGATATCCATTAGTCCCATTCCATGCCGCAAAAGCAAAATCCTTAGTACCTTCAGTAGAAGCTAATTGTTTTTTTACTGTTCCTCTTACTGCTGTCGGACTAATATATTCTGTTATAAGTACATTCCCTGTGTAATCACCACCTACCGACTGTATAGTTATAAAACCACGCTGTCGCTCGTTTTCGCCACTCCAAACACCATTATTAAATTCCGTTGAAGTAACACGATAACTGGCAATACTTTCCGAAGAATTAGTTTCCGTCAAACTATAATTCTGGCTTCGGTTACCGTTTTGCGTCCGTACTTTTACCCACCGCAAAGAAACAGGATCATACTTTTCGATACTAAAATTACCATCCCAGAAACCAAAACTTTCTACATATAAAGAACTTTTCGGGAGTACACTCACCTGCAGATCAGTGCCTGTGGTATTAGGAATACCTTTTTTATAATCACTAGCCACAAAATGCGTTAAAGCAAAAATAGTGTCCTCATCACTGACAGAAAAAATATCTGACGTAGCAGTCAAAGTTACATTTCCATAAACATCTGAGGCACTTACCTGCACATCATCACCCATCGATATGCTATATAAAAGTTTTACCCAACCGGCAGATCCTGTGCCAGCACGTCCATTGTTCCAACCGCCGCGCGCTCCTCCTGTACCACCAGAACCGTAAGAAGTCCCATTAGCACCGTAATCGCCATCCCCTGTACCCGGGGTACGTCTGCCACCACCGCCGCCTCTGGCAACATTGCCTTCAAAAGAAGATTGACCGCCGTTAGCTCCATCAGTATTATTGCTACTATAATATCCATTAACGCCACCAATACCGCCTGCACCAACCACAATCGTACAATCAGAATCCGGAACAACCTTCATTTTTATTACAACAAGCTCACCTCTACCTCCATAGCCGCCATAACTATGTCCACTGTGCGAAAGATGCATACCTCCGCCACCACCGCCACCAGCTCCGGCAATCTCAAGCTCTAATTCATCAATGCCCGCAGGAACGTGGAATATGTATGTGCCAGGTACCGTCCACTGCTGTGTTTTAGTTACTACGCTGGAGCTGTTGTAATTAGACGCATCAAAAGGTCCGCCCGTTATATCCATCCTTTCAAAACGCCAATCTAACGCTCCATATCTTGTCAACGTCATCGGCGGATGATCAGGATGCACCACAAACAGTACGTCGGCGCTTTGGGTATATTTTATTTTCTCCGGATTTTCCATATCTCTGTCTGTAAAAAAATTTTCTATACTATATGGTGTTCCATCATCATTTTTCAAAATGCTGCCGCCAGTATAAAACTGGCATCTACCCGCTGTTATCTCAATGTTATAATTCTGATCAGTATTGTATACAAATGGTATCAGTACTGCTTTTTTATTGTTATAAGTCTGCGCAATAAATTTAAACCCCGGCCTGTTTGCCGCGCCCCCATAACGCAACACCAAAAAGTTTTTCAACTCTGCAGCACCACTGTCATACTTATTCATATCCACCCGGCCATACATTGCTGCTGACAGCTCACCACCGGCAAAACTTGATTTCAGTTGATATAATGCCATAATTTATGCCCCCGTAAATCTTGCTGCCGCCAGCCTGTCAAGCTGTGGGTCCAGCACATTCTCTTCGCCGGCATCTTCACCTGCAGCCTCCATGAAATAAGCATTATATGCCTGCACGCAGTTCTGCGTAATGCCCATATTCGACGTCAATGCAAAAGATATTTCCGCTGCCAGTTTCCATGCAAAAGCCTCAATAAACTGTGCATCCCAAAAAGTCGGGTCTTTGACATCTGACGTATATTCTATCCATGCATCATCAATATTGGTATAAATGACATTTCCATCATCAGATCCAAGTATTTTATATTGATTGTCTCGCGGCAACCCACTGAAATGATCGTTGAACATCTGTCGTAAGCACAAAGCATCTGAAGGATAACGATAAGCATATTTATAATCAGGAGGCTTCTGTTCCAGCAAAGCCAACCGTACACGTTTAGCGGCAAAAGTCCAGGGAAACCGTCTCAATACTGTTTGCCGTACAAGATCATAAAAACGCCGGCACACACGGGCAGCTTCGCTGGCTTCATCCATACGCTCTATGGTTTCCTGTCCAATCCGTCCCAGTGCAATATTACAAATCTCAACCTGATTCATCTTTTCATCTCCATTTCAAAAAAAGGCCGGGATCTCCCCGGCCTTTCCTTAATTCATTCATCACCGCGGAGCGCCGCGATTATTTCTTCTTTTTTAGCTGTTTGCGGCAATTCCAATCCCGCCTCACGAGCCAATTTATGTAATGTAAAAACGTCCATCTTTTCCAAATTACCATCGTCAGGCTGCTCTGCACCAGCAGGCTCCTGCTTCTCACTGCCTACCGCAGCATTCTCAGTACTGTCAGGCGTTACCGAAGCATTTCCTGTAGGCACTGTAACCATTGCACCAGTACTACGATCAGCAAGACGTTTTCCGACACCTTTGATTTCTTTGAAGTGGCACGGTACCCGCACACCTGCCAGCTCCACTTCTTCGCCTTTCAGCCACAAACGGCCCATTGCGTAACAGTCACGCAATACAACATACTGAGCCATTAAATCGGTACCTGGATATCAGGAGAGATATAAGCCCACAATTTGCCGCCGGCCGGTGCGGTCGTATCGCCGGTGACTACAAGACGCACATATCGTGCGCCGGGAGTAATGGGGCAGAAGGTCTGTACCAGCTGGCACGGTCTTTTCTGCTTATCAGCATCAGCTTTAATAAAAGTCGTCTGCTCATCTACGGGAGCAGTAAATTCTTCATTTGTACTGCTTTGCACCTTCACATTGGCTACACTGCCTGCAGTAACACCTTTCGTAAGCTTCACATCAATGTACAGTGGATTAAGGTTTGCACCATTCTTGCCCAGATCCAGGACCTCACTGATCACATTGGCACCAGTATCTTTGTCTTGCATAAAAATAAGTTTAGCATCAATGACTGCCATTTTTTATCATCCTTTCCTTATACCAGTCGTTCTTCTGTGGTCAAAATAGCATCGTTACGCAAAATCGGAGCTGTCCAGAAATGCGTGATCTTCTTGCCGCCAAACTCATCGATACGCAGATTGACATTTTCCTTCTTCGCCGCCAGGATAGCCAGATAAGTTTCTACCTTACGATTACACAGAATCACTGTACGGCCATGATCCGGATTATGAATCTGATTAAAAGCCGTAATCAGATTATCAACAAAAGTAGTACTGGACGTCTGCGTCAGATCGATGTTAGCCAGGCGAACAATGTAACGCGGATCGCGAATAGCAATACCCATATCCCAGTTATACTGAGACTGATAGCCCCAGAACTTTCCGCCGGCAGCATCCATCATCTGAATCCTGCCGTTATCCTTATAACGGTAACCAGTCGGGATCGTCTCCGGATAAATACCATACACAGTATCCATGCCAAAGGTCACGATCCATAAACTGGTAAGCTTATCCGCAGCAGTACCGCCTGCGTCGATAATCTGATTAGCGTAGAGCTCATCCTGATTAGCCTTGCTGTAATAATGCGCACTGAAGCCGGTAAACCCAGCCGGATTAATCTTTTCATCACCGTAAAAAATAGTCTGACACATCTTCTGACTCATAGCTTCCTGATGGGCAGTATTCTCCGACAAGCGCCATACATTACTGTTTTTATTGATCGCCAGCATGCGCTCATCAATCTCCGCCAAAGCTTCCAGCCCGCCGGTGGTGTAGCTGGCCTCTTTGACCGCACTCTTATCCGGCATCGAACCGGAGTTAAGCATACGCCATGCTACATCCGGCATGTCATTCCTGAGCATAACTTTTTCTTTCGTACCATCATTGCACGGTTTAAGCGGCAGCACAGTCCAAACATCATTTGTCTGTGCCTGCAGCTCCACTACCCTTTGATCTGCTTCCTTGCCACCCTTACCCAATCTGGCCGCCATATCGTACAATGTAGCCAAACCGGTATTTGCATATAATCCTGTAGTTGCCATTGTTTACACATCCTTTTCTTTTTTTAATATTTACTGTTTGCGAACAATATATCCGCATCATTTTTCTGCTGCTTCGGCGGCTCCTGTCCATCAGGCACCTTGTCCTCTGCCAGCAGGCTGCCAATATTCTGCAGCATCTTCTGTATTGCCGGATGATTCGCAGCACCGGTCGAAACCAGCACCTTCTTCGCTTCATCACCTCCGAATGTAGTCAGAGCACTTTTCGCAAAAGCAATATTTTCTTTTGTCAACAGTCCCTGTTTCTCACATTCAGAAGCCCAGTTATTAGCCTGTTCTTCTGCCTGATGCATCATATCCAACACTACATCACTGTGCATCTTCATTAGTGCATCGGCCTGAGACTGCGTTAAGTTGGCCCCTTTAGCGACTTCGGTAAACCTGGCTTTCAGATCATCGCTGATCTCCAAGCCCTCGCCCAGATTAAACTCATATTCTTCCGGGACCTGTTCAGTAACAGGATCATCGCCATCTTCAAAAATATTTTTCGGAGCAGCAGGTTCGCCACCTGCTCCACTACCCGCAGGATCACCGCCACCCGGTTCATCACCTGCACCCGCAGGATCACTACCACCAACTGGATCACCACCGCCACCAGCTCCATCAGCTTCACAAAAAATCTTGTACCACTTTTTCAATTTGTCTGCTCCCTTCTACTCAACCGTAAGATCATAAATATCACCTTTGCTACTACTTTCAGAGGGCAATCGCGCCCGCGCCTCGATGCGCATCTGCCTTTCATACTCTAAACCGTTAGTCAGTTCACGCACCTCAGCCAAAATTGCAATACCTATGCTGCGCCGCCCCTGCCAATAAGCATTTGCAGCAGCATCACTGCAAAATCCACACTCATCAACACCGGTATCATTCAAAAGATTATTGATAAACCGGCGCCCGCTTTCCTTTGCCATAATGGTATCCAGATCGTCACGAAACTCTTTGTACTCCATTACCTGACACCTCCCAGCAATTCATCCAGCATACTGCCCTCACTTGTCGGCGTTTCACTCATCAGGCGCGCCGCCTGCGCCACATCTTTCACCGGTGCTGCAGCTGCTGCCATTTCCTCTGCCTGTGCTGCCTGCGCCTGTGCCTCGGCGCGTTGTTGCCGTATCTGTTCGACCTCATCCTCGCTGCGAATGATTTTCTCCGGTGTACCGTTGATATTTGCACTCTTACGAATAACCTCATCCACATTAATCATATCCGTCACATCCTGATACAAACCCGCCAAATTGCCAACCAACCCGACAACACGTTCAATACTCGGCATCTCTACCATCTTCTGCGCCTGTGCCAAAAGCGACACGAAGTCAACTTTCAGCTCGCCCTCAGTTATTTCTTCCGGCATCGGTGGAAACAAACCATTTCTCAGGCAGATACCAAAAGTACGCAACGTCAACGGTTCTAAGACCTCATTGTGGAATTGCTCCAGAACCGGTCCTAGCATCAACAGCTTTTCCTCGTGCCTCTCAGCCACTTCACGTGCCGTCATCTGTGGTGTCGTCTGAGTTGCAAGCATCACCAACAGATCATTATAAAAACTACTTGAAATCTGCTGTCGTTTCTCATTGACAAGCATCATCATACCTTCATAACGTTTGGCACCCGGAGGCACCAACGGATATGCTGTCATCTGTGTACTGTCCGGTACGTAATTCTGCCCACCTGGCTGTTTATCAGCTTTTTTCATACTGGCCGGAAAAACCATCGCTGGATCAGCATCATTATCGGTACTGCGTAATTTATTACGTTCCAACTTCTGCAGCTGCATACAATTACCCAATGCATTATGTCCTGGTCCGGTACCGTAAACCTCATTCGCCACCGTCAGCCAGCGCATCATCAAAAACGGCTGCTCATGGAAGCCACTGATTTTCAAAAACTTATCATTACGTCCATGTTCCCAGTAATGGCTCACCCACGGCAAATTTCCCAAAGCCAACTTATTCGGATCATACTTCTCGTTACGCTCGATCAGCATTTCTATCGCGAAACGCTGCGTAATGTTATTCGCTTTATACGCACTCAAAACACCTGGCGAAACATTCTCCTCACCAAACTCACCAACCATCTGCCGGGCGTTAAGCTCAAAACGCCTGCTGAAGCTGGTAACCTTGCCCCTGGCATCCACGCCGCCACAATACTCACCGCAGGTATATGGCCTGTGCCAAATACCGTAATTATAGTCCTGCAGCATCAATGCCGCCGCTGTGCCAAACTGTGCCACCTCAGCCTCAATCTGGTACAGCATCGCATAAGTATTACTGCGTGCATACAGGCTCATCATCACATCATGGGCATCGTTTAACCACAACCGCACATTATGGGACGCCGCCTTCTCGCTGTCCTGCAGTGAAAGCTCAAACCACGGCCTGCTCGGCGATGTCAAACCACTGTGCAGACCCGCGGCACACTTGGTTATGGCATCCATAGGGTACGGATCGATCAGGTACTGATCCCGCCGCTGCCCTTCACGGCTACCGCCATCTTCATGGAAGCGCCCACGCATCGGATAAATATACCGCGATAACAGCTGCCAGGTCTGTTCCTGTTTGCTGCGTTCGGTATACATCTGCGTAACGATATACTGTTTTGCTTTCAATGCCGAGCTGTCACTCAGCTGTTCTTTGCCAAACTCCATATCATTCTCCCAGCAACATTTTTTTCATAGTATCGGCAGCCAAAGTACCACCTGTTTTATTTGTAAAACCGCGGCCTTTAGCCTTGCTCAATCTTTCTTTCAGCGCTTCGCGCTCGCCCTCAGTTGCACTGTCAATCGTCGCTGCCTGTGTGCTACCAGGTGCAGACTGCTTAATTTCCTGAACACTGCCGCCACCGCCGCCGTGCCCACCATGTAACTGCATCATAAATTTATGCATAACCCTCACCACCTTTCACATATCCTTGAACGGATCATATTCCCTGTGTTCCTGTAGAGCGTAATATTCCTCCGCCTCACGCTGGCGTTTGCTCAATACTGGCTGCGCAAAAGTCAGTACCAGCGCATCAGCACAGTCCGGTGAATGTACCCCTCGTTCTTTCATATGCTTTTTACTCTCCAGCTGGATTATTCCATCGTCTGTCGGAACAAATTCAGGTGCAGTCAAATCATCAGCCAGTTCCTGGTCGTCATATGGCAATGTACCGCCTTTAGTCAACCATTCTTTACAGTTAGCCCACATTTCAGCACGTTTATTCCTGCAATCTGACCTGTTACTCTTACCGCCAAAAGCAATAATCGTCCAGTTACGGTTCCATGCATCACCAGCACTTTTAATCCCAGTTCCATATCCCAAATCAATAAACACCGCATCAGCCTTATATTCATCCTCAAATCTTGCCAACATACCGGCAACATACAAATCGTTGTCATTTTTAGGAATTTTTAAAAGCCGCTTGCAAAACAAGCCTTGTCGCAAATAAATAACTGTCGAATCTCCACTGAAAGCAGGATCAACACCCAAAATCACCGGCGCAAAATCAAACTGCGACTTTTTCAGTACCCGACGCCTCGCCTCATCAACCAGTAGTGTGCTGATAAACTGCTTATCGCTGGCACTTGGAAATTCACCCTTGACACGCACCTTAAAAAAATCGCTGTCCTCGCCGTAAGTCTGCCGCCACTGCTCAATCTGCTTCTTGTTCGCAAATGACACACTGCGGCTGTCTACCTGTCGGCGCTGCCATAAAGCACGGTACTTGTGGAAACAATCGAAAAACCTGCCGCTGTTGCGCGTTGGATTACCAAAGCAGCACCAAATGATCTCAGTATCAGCATCTGTCAACGCACCCTCGGTTACTTCCCAAATCAGGTTATCGATAGCAGACGCTTCGTCAAAAATGATCAGGATACGATTGCCCTGGTTATGCAGCCCGGCAAATGCCTCTGTATTGGCCACGCTCCACGGTATCGCATCAATGCGCCAAGTTTTATCATGCCCTGGCTCAGCAGCATAAATACTGGTTGCAGTAAAAATAAACAAATCCTTGGCAATCCACATCTGATACCATTTAGCCAGCTCCGGCCACGTTTTCGTTCGGAGCTGCGGCTCAGTATTGGCCGTCACCACGCCGCGCGTATCCTCATGTGTGCCAACGCCCCACAAAATCAACCAGCTCACAAGCGCACTCTTACCGATACCGTGCCCGGACGCAACAGCCTCTTGTATCGCCTGCTGCGGCGTTTTCAGTCCGTCCCGGATCTCCCGTAACACTTCAAGTTGCCACGGCTCCGGCCCCTGTTTATTTTCAAGCGCTGTCCCTTCTTCCCCCCACGGAAATGACAGCCTAACAAACAGTTCAGGATCTCCGGCACAATCGGCCAGATACTCAGCCAGTGCTTCAAAATCTTCCTTGCTCAAACTCTTACTTGCCATAGCGCTGGCGCCGCCCTTTCAGTTTTACTGCCAAACTGCCATTGATCGTCACATCCAACTTCGTCACATAAACGCCATCCATCTTGTTTAAAACATCGATAGCCCTGATACGTGCATTGGTATCAGCTTTAGTATCCGATGCCACCCCGCTCAAAATCTGCTGCCGCTTATCGATTGTAATAATTCCCTTTCTGGCAGCGTCTTTTGCCAGCTCTTTAAGGTACTGCTGCACCTTAACATTTTTTAATAATCTGCTGGCAGCCTGCGCAGCAGTCTTTTCGCTGTAGCCTGCGCGGATTGCAGCCTCTGTTCCGTTACCTCCGGTAGCTCGGAAATCTAAACAAAATTTTTTATATTTTTCCTTCAACTGATTTTTAGCGGCCATTTTTATCACTCCTTTCACGAAAAATAGACATAAAAAAACAGCGCCGGCAACTGCTTGCCAGCACTGTTCGTATTACTTTATAAAATTTTACAATGTCATTATAGCATATAAATC